GTTTTGCAAAATCAAATAAATCTCTAGCCTCAAAACCAGCTCTTTCTAAAATTTCCATTTTATTAAGTTTGCCGTTTTTGTCTAATTTTAAGTTTAATTTTTCTAAGTTCTTTTTTACATATAAAAATTCACCTAATTTTGCTGAAATTTCTGTAGCTTCTGCACCACTTCTTGCTAATTCTACAAATCTATTTAAAGGATTTTTAGATATTTGATTATCTAATGTTCTTCCCGTTAATTGTTCTCTTATTGCATTTTCACCATATTTTCCAAATTGTGTAAAAGTAGATTGCAAAGCACCACTTCTCATAAAATCATCTAGTAATATTTGAGCTTTTTTATTTCCTATTTTTGCTGCAGCCAATGTCCAAAAACCCTGAAAAGTTCTTACTACGGGAACAGCAAATCCATTACGTGAAACGACAGCAGTAAAAAAAGTATCTCTAAAAAGGTTTTTAGCCCAATAAATAGGATCAAGTATTACACCTAAACGTAATGTTTTTGTTGGTAACGACATAGCTTTCATAAAACTATTGTTAAAAAAAGCAGCAAAAGAATTTGTACCTGTGAGTGCCTCAATTAATTCTTTTGGAACAGTGTATGTTTCTTTTTTACCTTTTCTAAAAACAGATATTTGATTGCCATCAACAAAACTATCTTTTCTAAATATAGAAAAATTTTCTACCCCAGCTTTGCTAAGTAAATCTTCGCTTACATTGAAAATGTCAGCTAATTCTTTTGTTGTAACTTGAAAAGATTTTGTAACTTTTTTTGTTTTTTGAATTCCTAAATCTTTAGCTAAAGCTGAATTTTCATCAATCATATCAAAAAAAGATTGTAATGCTCTATTGCGTTCTGCAAGTTCTACATAAAAAGCTGTGTTTCTATAAGTTTGTTCTATAGGATCTTCAAATTTACCTCTAAGTACCTTGCCAATTTTTTTAAGTGGGCTACGCACTCTTTTTGCAGAAGGTCCTTCTATGTCAAAACCTTCTCTTAATTTTGCAAAAGGAAAATAATCTTTGTTCATTTCTTCTACTGCTTTTCGTAATTCTTTAGTTAAAAGACCTGCATCTTCTAGTAAATCTAATTGTGCTTTGTAAAATTTATCAAGTTCTTTATTTGCAGCTTCATATTGTTTTTCTAATCTTTTAACATCTTCTCTAGCTTTTTTATAATTAAAAGGTTTACCTTCTTCTAGCTCTATTTTAATACCACGTTTTTCTAATTCTAATGCACGTTTTGATGAACGATATGTTCTAAAATCTGTATATTGTTCTTTTGTTTTTATAGGAAAAATTTCTTTTAAAGATTTAGCATCGTAGTATTCACCTGTAAAAATATTAAAAGGATTTTTTTCTGCCCAATAAAGTGCTTTTTCTATAGATGCTGGTAAATTTCTAAATAATTCATATGGATTTAGTTTAGAATCTACTTTATTAAACAATTCTTGTACTACTTTTTTTATTGGATACAATTTGTCTATAAAATCAATATGAAAACCTTCTATTAATGATTTTGTTTTTTCTATAGTAACATCTTTAAACTTCCTAACACTTTGTTCGCCACTAAAAAACTCTAAATTATTTAATTGATCTAATTCTTTTTTCTGTAATGGTTTTGGTTTATCAGGTGTTTTACCTTGCCATTTTTTTAAATTAATAGATATCGTTTCCTTAAACAAGGCTGGTTCTTTTATAATTTCTTTAACTACTTCATAACTGTTTTTAAAATCTTTACGTATTTTTTCATCAGCTAATTTAGTTTTACCTAATCTACCTACATTCATAACACCAAATAATAGAGCATCATTTATTAAAGTTTCTTTTGTAGGCAATTGACCAGTCAAAGCAAAACCCATAGCTTCAAAACCTACAGTTTGAGTAACAGCACTTGCAACTAATCCTTTTGCTCCAACTAATCCTGGAAATGCTAAACTTGCTCCTAATTGTAAACCTGTTGTTGTACCTTCTGCAACTCCTTCTTTAATAAAAATATCCCACCATTCTTTAAAACTATCTACATCTCCTCTTTGTAATGCTTTTAAATATGTTGTTTTTAAAGCTTGGTTAACGAATCCTCCAGAAAAACCTACTGCAAATGGATTACCTCCAGTAGCCAAAGCAGCTGGTGCTGCACCTATTGCAAATGTAGGAATATCTAAAAGTAGGGCTGATCCAGATTCAAGTAATCTTTCTAATATTCCTGTATCTTCTGGTTCTTCGCTAAACGCTTTTTCCCATCCATAACCAATTTCAGTATTAAAATAATATTGCGACATCAAAGACATATTACTCTGCCCAAGACCTCTATTCCAATATTCAGACCATTCAGCTTCTTCACCTACCAATGTATTTCTAATAGTTTGCCAATAATTACGAGCTTCTTTTCTAACATTGTTATGCTTTGTTTTTAACGCATCTATTTTTATAGTAGTATCTTCTTCTACAATTGGCGCACTTTTATAAAGTGGAATTTCTTCTGTTACAAGTGGTGCTTTTTTATATAAAGGTGTTGCCATTATGGTTTTTCTCTTATTTCTTGTGTATCAGGATCAATAAAAAAACTACCACTTGGTAGCTTTAAATAGTCATTATCATCTTTAATTAAGAAAAGACCATCTTGATTTCTGTCAACTCCATCTACATCAGCAAAACTTTTAGCATCTGGTC